GCATCAAAGTGCATCGGGTCTCGGTTGTGAGAAAAGTCACCACCCCAGCGCAACCCGTATTTAGCCGCCAAGGAACGCGCAAGGTCAGGCGGTATTTCCCCTGGCGTGCCAACACGATTCTTCGACGAGTTCAGATCAACCGCGAACGCGGATGCGTGCTGACTTGGCGTGTTTGTCCCAGCCACCACCGCGCCCGGACGGTAGCTGCTCACATCTTTGGGGTTGATCTTGTAACCAGCGGCTTCAAGGTCCGCGACCAACCCTTGGAACTGCGGTGCAACACTGGCCGCGACGGTGAATTTCGCACCGCCTGGAGCCTGAACCTGTGCAAGCGTCGGCGCGGGACCGCCCACATCGGAACGCGGTCCGGGCATTGCGGGAGTAGTCGGTTGTCCAGGCACGCCTGAAGGATACTGAGTGACCGGCGGCGCGCCCGTTGTTCCACGATATGGGAAAGCCCCAACGGGAACCTCTATCTCCTTCCCGATTTCGCTCTCAGACCGACCGTATTGCTGATAATTCTCCCTGGTAATCGTGACTTTGGTTGGCGCCATGAGAGTGCCGGGCCCGGGCTGCTGCTGCGTGAACGAGCCAGGAACGAAGCCTCCTCCTAGATAATCAGGCCGCGTCAGGCCGGAAACGATCCCCTGTTCCGTTACCTGCTCGTGCGGCGTTCCGACAACCGCGCCGACCTCGGTCCCTGGTGTCGCGAGATTGGCCTTGATCCACGCGCCCATTTGGTTCCTGAAATTTGGCCCGTCCGTCATCCCGGCCAACGCCGCCGATGGGTCGTGCATCGACATGCCGGCGGCTTCCAACCGACCCAGAACGGTCGTCGCGTCCGCTAATGTCGGATTGGCGCCTTCCGCCAGGAGCGGTGCCAATTGCAACGCCGCCGCCTGTTTCCACGTCTTGAACAGATCAGCCTTCCCACCGGCGATCCGTTGCCTCTGAAGTTCCATATTGCCAGGGAAGGCCGTGTTTTGGTTGATCTTGTTTTGGATATCCGCGAACTGCCCGACCGTCTGCAACGGGTTCGGCGGCGCCACACCACGACCCGCTTCGAGCGCGATGGCAGGGTTGAAGCCGGGGGAGGACAACGCGCCGCTCATTGTGGTGGCACTCCCTGCGGTGGCATCGCTTGACCCGGTTGTTGCGGCGCCTGCTGCTGGCCCTGAGCCTGTTGCAGCACAGCCGCCTTCATATGCACCACGGCGGACAAGTTGGCGCTGTAGAGTGTCCGAAGCCACGGCCCCAGCTTGTCAGGATCAGCCGGCATCTGCGTGATGAACTTGATCGCCTCGCTCGGTGGCACTTTGCCATCCGCCGCCTCCTTCGCCGCCGCCTTGATCACGTCCTTGGCCGTCACCTTGGGATTGGTCGCGAGCGATCCGAGGATGGGCAGGATATAATCCAGTTTTGCGATCTGCGCCGGAAGGTCGCCTGGATCAATCTTGCCGACGTGCTGCCACATGCGCGCGTGACCGAGCGCCGGATGATCGGGTTCGGGCGCGATAGGCGGCGCGGGGCCGGACATGAGGGGATTGCTACCGGACATTTTTCACGCTATATCCATGGGGTCAGCCGCTAAAGATCACGAAACAGCCGCTTCGGGTTCGCCCGAGGCGGTTTTTCATTGTGATGGTTGCACGCCACCGAAGCCGATGGACGGGTTGAAGATGCTGCCATTCACGTTCGACGGACCAAGCGCGGTCGAAGCGTTGTTCGCGGCTGTCAGGGACGAATTGAAGCCGGAATTACCTCCACCCCCGCCACCGAGTAGTTGCTGAAACAGCAATGTGTTCAACGGCGTATTCGCCGCTGTCTGCAAACCACCTGATAGCGCGTTCGCGCTCCCGACCGTTCCCGCCGCCTGCGACGCCGCGCCGGACTGCAACGCGGCATTACTCTGCGCTGTCGATTGAAGGCTGTTTTGCCCTGACTGATTGGCGGCGTTCTCTCCGAGATTAGACAGGTTCGCGAGCGGTCCTAGCACGTTCTGTAGGTTGTTCTGGAACACGCCCTGGTTCATGCCGTAGATGTTGGCCTGCGTTTTCAGCGTGTTGTCGGCGAGGCCGGTGGCGTAGTTCGCCGCGCCCTTGAGCGCCGCGCCACTGATCCCACGCCCCGCCGCCGCGTTGCTGCTTGCCACGCCTTGCAATCCCTGCCCGAGCGTGAACTGATAGCCCGGCGTGGCCCTGAGTGCTTCCGTCGTTGGGTTGAACTGCGGGAACGTGAGCGAATTGATCCCGTTCGCGGCCAGCAGGTTCGTTCCCGTTCCCCCGAGGCCAAGGCTGGCGAGCAGAGCATCAACGCCGGTCTGGCCGGCATCGCGGTATGGCGACAGATCGGATCGGACCTGCGCCTGTTGTTGCTGTGCCGCCTGTGCGGCACGATCCGCCGCCGCCGCCTGTGTGTTCGCAGCACTCTTCGATGCGCTGGATGACAGCAAGGAACTACCAACGCCAGCAACCGCCGTGCCGATCCCGATCGCGGCCGCTACCATGTCAGGACAACCATAATGAGTGCATCCTTTCCACCGGCCGCGCGCCAAAAGCAGCGAACAACTGAGCGCACGGCATGTGCAATTTTTCGCCAAGAAACACACGCTTCACGCCACGCCGCCTGCATTCTTCAATCACGACCCGAACCATACGCTTGCCACCCATGCGGCCACGGTGTTCTGGAACGACCCGAAAAATATCGGAATGATAAGTCAGACACCGCCGATAATGCAGTCCAGGAGCCGCGAAACCGAGAAAGTATCCAATCATCTTGCCGGTTTCCCTAAGCGTAACCAATAACACCTGACCACTGGCGTCACGCTGATCGTAAACTTCCCACATAGGATCAAGCCCGGCTTCCGGATATTCCTTGTCCATGGCAAGTTCCGACCAGTGATCATGGTAGAGCGCGACAAGTTCCGGCAACGCATCGGCATACGGCTCGACCTGCGCCGTGATCATGGCATGATCCGCAAGTCAATCAGCATGTGAATGCGATCGTCAGACGAATTATTTACAACAGAATGTTCCGTTAGGGCATCAAACCAGTAAACCTCCCCGGTCCTCATGCATACTATCTCGTCACCAGTTCGGTAAAGTGACCCTGGAAGTCCTTGCAACACGACGTGATAGCGGTGTCTGTCCGGATCGTGAACATAGGTGCCCTCGTTGTCGGCATGAGGCAAGATCGTTTTCCCGGGAGCCAGTCTGGTTATGATAACGCGATCGACTGCATACGCCTCCATCCGACGCATCACATCGAGAATGATCCCGCGAACCTGCGGCAACACTTTGATCGCGTCATGCCAAACGCAATCACCATCAGCCATCACGCTCGCGGTATCAGTCGTCTTACTATCATCCGAGAACCTGATCCAAATATCATCGACCGAACCGTGCGGCGTGTTCTCGAATGTCGTGCGAAATCGCTTAGCGTTCCACAATTCGGGATGGCGTTGCAGCGCACTCAGAACTGGAACCGTATCCACGCCCTCAGCGATCTTCTGGAAATATCTCACACGCACAACCCATATTGTTGCAAAATAAGTATCACATCCCCCAACAACACCGGCGTCGCCGGCTGCGCTCCCGGCGCCGCGTGCCCCCAGACGCCAATACCGCCGGCGAACAGCGCCGTCCCGGTGAAGTGCGGCGAGGCCAGTGGCGCCTTCAGTGCATCCGCTGCGATCCGCGCCGTCGTCTCCGTGTTGATCTCGCTCGTCAGCGTGGCTTCCGCCGCCGTGGCTCGCGCTGTTTCCGCCGTCACATCGGCCAATGCCGTGTTCGCTGTCCCTTGCGCCGCCGCTGCATTGGTGACACCCGTGTTAGCCGTGGTCTGCGCGGCATTCGCATTGGCCAGCGCCGTGTTCGCGGTATCTTGCACGTCACCCGTGCCGATCCCGGCTAAACCACCCGTGCGCGCCATGACCTGAAGCGACCAATGGAACCACTCGCGGCTCTGCTGCCCCGTGCTGATGTCAACGTAGGGCACTGCCGGGTTGGGCATCTTGCAGGCGTATTCGGTAACTGGATTGGTGTTGCCGCTCATTTTTTCTTGGCAGCCTCGACGCGCTTTTTCGCCACGCGCATGTGCGCTTCCTCGGTCTTCTTGTCGCGTGGCAACGCGGGCGACGCGGCGGCGAAACGC